CTGGTAAGGTCGCTGTTCGTACTGGCACAAATCAAAAAGGAGATACCAAGACTATGAATAAAACGCGTGAAGAAATTGAGAAGGAATGGGATGAGTTTTTCAGCAAACCTCGCCCTTGGCTTTACTCCAATTACGGAGATAAGTCTAGTAATGACAATGAAAGCTTCCAAAAGTTTTGCGATTACAATGGAAACAATCGCTATCCACAAGAATGAAGCGAGTATTAGTAACACAGGCATTTGGAGATGATTGGAAAAAAATTCTTGATATTACTAGGCCAAGAATGGAGGCGTACTGCAAACGCCACAAGATTGACTTTATTGCACTTGAGAAGCCATTGGTTGAACCTGTCCAGTATAGCAAGTCAGCTATCGGCAATATCATGGCAACTAAAGGCTATGATCAGGCTACTTTTGTTGATTGCGACATCCTAATCACGAGCGACTGCGATGACATTGGCGATGGCGTGCAGAATTTTAAGAGCTTTGATGAGGGTGCTTTTCTTGATCGCAAAGCGAGCATGGGTCAACTTGCAAATGCTTTTGGTGCAACTATAGCCCCAAAGTTTTATGTAAACACCGGAGTGTTTGTTATTTCGTCAAAGTGCCTTGGTGCATTATCCATGCCCCCGCTTGGTTTGCTTCCAAACCACTTTGCGGAACAGACTTGGTTCAATATCAACCTGCACCTTTGGAATATCCAGCTTGAAGAACTCGATCCGGCCTACAACTGCATGACAAGCGTTGAGTCGCATTTCGGGTTGGATAGATACAAAGATGCCTTCTTGGTTCATTATGCAGGACAGTCAGGCAACCTGGTAGACTTGGCTGCCAAAATGAAAGCAGATGACCAAAAACTTTTGGAACTAGGCCGGTGACGACTGTTAAAGTAATCAAGGAATGCGGTAAATGGCGCATTCATACATCGGCAGGATACACAATTGGCCCACGCCTTTGGGGTGCTGTTCCAGCAAACGGGTTGCCTCCGCTTACAGATATATTTGATACGAAAGAAGAAGCGCAGGATGCCGCGTATTTATGGAATGAATATGCCAAATGGATTGAGCAACATAAGAAGAAAACAAAAAGGAGGTACTAATGAGGTCGACACACTTGGTTAAGGGGAACTACGATGACAAGCTACAGCAATTAGCCGGAGAGGTTGCAAAGCGCGCCATTGACGACGTAAGGCTGTTGCAACGCAGGGGTATTCTTGATGGAATGAGGGTAATAAAAAGAAACATGGGTTCAGACCTAAATCTTGGCGACTGCGATGAGTACAAGAAGATCCATCAGATATACAAGTTAATAAACGATTTTAAGACAGGAATTATCGGGTTCTGGTGCAGGGCAGCAGGGATTCCGATTGACAACAAGACGCTGATTAGGCGAGTCTTTGGTGCTTGAAGATGCTATTGATATCAATCGCAGACTTGGCTTGGACTGCGTGTTGGGTTGTACTCTACATGTCATTCCTTGCCTCGCTTTTGTCATTCCTACTGTTTTGTGTCTACGGATTGTTCTGCTGGTTAAGAAAGGAAATCAATGGAAAATAAATACATTCAGAAGGTTCTTGGTGCGAGCGTTGACCGATATGTTTTGACTCCGGCACAATGCATGATGCTTCGTGAAGATGCTCAAATTATAGGAATGAAGCGCGCGACTGTAATGAAAAAGGATGGGTCGCACATGGCCTCATTAACCAGAACATGCACCTCATGCTGGGTTCCGAATAGTCAGCATCACAAGTGGATCTACAACATTATGGGTGAACTCACTAAGGCAATAAACGATGAGAAGTGGAAGTTTGACATAACAGGACTTCAGCAGTTGCAGATCCTTAAATACAACCCGCTACAGCAATTCTGGTGGCACTTTGATACGTTTAACGGGAGTGACAGAAAGCTTACGGCTGTTGTTAACCTGTCCGACCCATCCGAGTACTTGGGTGGCGGATTGCAGATTAAGGCAGACATCGACAACGTGAAGTTTATCCGAGAACAGGGAGCCGGATGCTGGTTCCCGTCTTACCTGGAGCATCGCGCTCGCGCTCCGATATGGGGTACAAGGTGGGTGTTGGTTGGTTGGTTTACAGGCCCATCATGGAGATGATGCAGTTAAGTCCGGAGATATGGGTAATCACACCAAAGGGGTATGGGTTGGCTTTTTTGGTTACTGATTACGGGCTTGACCACAACAAAGTATTTACTGTATTACTCGACTCAGGTGATGTTCTTGACTTCGACATTAAGGACATTCGCCGTACAGAAAACCCAAGCTTCGGGGTAAAAGCACCGGAGGTGCCGAATCCCTATTACAACAACAAGGAGAAATAACATGCCATTAGGTAAAGACGTATCGAAGAACATGCATGAACTGGCGATGGACAACAAGAAAAAGGGCAAGGCTCGCGGTGCCGGTGGGGTTCCCCGCTCGCACAAGCAGATGGTTGCCATCTCTCTTGCCGCCGCAGGAAAGAGCAAGCCTCGCAAGTTTCGCATGAAGTCAGGAATGTAATGAACGTGGAGGCAAAAGAACGACTCAAGTGGATGCGCGACATCCTTCTCAATGCCCGCAACAGGCTGGCCGTTGAGAGGGATCGCGCAACCCACGGACATGCGATTGATATTATTCAAATCATAGCTCTGGTTGATGCCGGAGCTTTAGTAGCAAAGGAGTTAATAGAAAGTGAATGAAAAAACACACCTCGATCTTTTCTCTGGAATCGGTGGCTTCGCCCTTGCCGCAAAGTGGAACGGATACAAAACAGTCGGGTTCTGCGAGCAGGACAAATTCTGCCAAGCAGTCCTCAAAAAGCATTGGCCGGAAGTCCCGATCATCGAAGACATCCGCCAAGTACGAGGCAACCTATATCCAAAAATCTCTCTTCTCACAGGTGGATTTCCCTGCCAACCATTCAGCGTTGCCGGGGAGCGAAGAGGCAAGGATGATAACCGCTATCTCTGGCCGGAAATGCTCAGAGTTATACGCGAAGCAAAGCCGGATTGGATCATTGGTGAGAATGTTGCTGGAATCGTCAACATGGCACTCGACCAAGTGCATTCTGACTTGGAAGCAGAAGATTACGAAGTCGAAACGATCATTATTCCAGCTTGCTCCGTCGACGCATCGCACAGGCGCGACAGATGCTGGATTGTGGCTCACTCCAAACACAATGGACAGCCTTCCGGTACGGAGCGAAGAGGCATTGAAGAAGCAGTACGACTCCAATCGCAAGGGTCGCACGACTCACTCAACTCTTCGGGAGCAGGTTTATTATCAACCCCCGAACATGATGTGGAGGACTCCTCACGCAAACAACTGGAAGAATGCCTCAACCCTGGAGGAGAGGCAGGGACACACTCTGAACCTACAGGATCAGATCAGGGCGTGTCCGGAACCGAACATGTGGCCGACTCCATCAGCCTGTCCGAGGGGGGCGCACACCGGAGCCAAGAGCGGGAGCGTATCGGAGGACGGGAAGACGAGGACATCAGCCAACGGAACGAAGTGGGGTGCAACCCTACAGACTGCAGTCAAGATGTGGCCGACACCATCGAGCAGGGACGGGAAGGGTGGCTACAAGGGCGGGAGGATACGGAACGGCAAGGTGTCAAAGGACACGCTGGATGTGGCTGTACAGCACACGGACAATCAGGAAAAGCAATCTGGCTCCCTGAACCCGACGTGGGTCGAGTGGCTCATGGGGTACCCAATCGGGTGGCTAGACTTAAGTCCCTCGGAAACGCAATCGTACCGCAAGTCGCTAGGGAAATCATCAGATGTATAAACGAAGTGGAAAGACTCACCCAATAGTCGAATTGATGCCGGATGATGCGTCAACCTATGTAATCAATGGGCTTGACGATGCTTTGCTTGGAGTGACAGACATAGGAGGAAAGTTTTACGCTGTCTATTCCGTGGAATGGATTGTCAAGTCCCTGATGAAGACAAACAAGTGGAGCAGGGAGGACGCAATTGACTTTGCGTACTACAACATCATTCAGAATAATTTCGCTGGTCAAATGCCCATCTTCGTTGATACCATGCAAAACATAAGGAGAACTAAATGAAACTATGGACTAATAACACAAACTCAATCCACAAGGTAGATGACAATCTACTTCACGTCCGAAACACCTACATGCTTCCGGACGAACTAACCGGCGG